TTTAAAAACAGAAATAGTTAAAGCTTTAGAAGAATTATCTAAAAATGATGTATGATGATCTATACCTTAAGAGCTTTAGAGCAGGATTAAAACCAGATCCAAATTTTAATGTGTCGCAGTGGGCTGATAATCACAGAATTTTAACCTCTGTTTCATCAGCAGAGCCCGGACCATGGAGAACAGATAGAACTCCTTATTTAAAGGAAATAATGGACTGCCTTTCACCAAGCAACCCTTGTGAAAAGGTCGTCTTTATGAAAGGTGCTCAAATTGGTGGTACGGAATGCGGAAATAATTGGATGGGTTTTGTAATTCATCATGCACCAGGGCCAATGCTAATTGTTAACCCAACAGTTGAAACAGCGAAGCGAACCTCAAAAATGAGGATTGATCCTGCTATTGAGAATTGCCCAGCCTTAAAAGAAAAGGTTCAAGATCCAAGAAGTAGAGATTCTGGTAATACAATGCTAATGAAAGAATTTCCTGGTGGGGTTTTGATTCTAACAGGAGCTAATTCGGCAGTTGGACTTCGTTCAATGCCAATTAGATATTTATTCCTAGATGAAGTTGACGGTTATCCAGATGATGCAAACGCAGAGGGAGATCCAGTAAATTTAGCAATTCAAAGAACTGCTACCTTTAGCAATAAAAAGATTTTCATGATCTCAACCCCGACTATCAAAAATTATAGTCGTATTGAAACTGCATTTTTAGAGGGAGATCAAAGATATTATTTTGTGCCATGCCCTAATTGTTCTGAGTTACAAATATTAAAGTGGAAAAATGTTAAATGGCCAAAGGGACAGCCAGAAAATGCCTATTACAAATGCAAAAAATGTGGTAGCAAATGGGAAGATCATCAAAAGGCAGAGATATTAAAAAATGGTAAATGGATTGCACAAAATCCTAATAATGAGAGTAAGACAATATCTTTTCATTTATCGTCACTTTACTCACCTCATGGCTGGGTAAGTTTTGGTGATATCGCAAAAGAATTTAGCGAGGTTCATAAAGATCCACCAAGGCTTCAAGTTTGGACAAACACCAAGCTTGCAGAAACTTGGGAGGATATGAGTGGCGAAGCAATTGATCCAACAGGTTTATTGAAAAGAAGAGAGAATTTTGGCAAACATCTGCCAAAAGATGTAGCGATAGTAACTGCTGGTGTTGATGTTCAGGATAATAGATTAGAGCTAGAAATCGTTGGCTGGGGCAAAGATGAAGAATCATGGTCACTTGATTATCAGGTAATTTATGGTGATCCATCAACTCCTGATCTTTGGAATGATTTAGATAAAATATTGAGTCATAGTTTTATCCATAGCCGAGATTTAGGCAATTTTTCTATTACTGCCGTGGCAGTGGATTCTGGTGGTCATTATACAGATCATGTCATCAATTATTGCGATGAGCGTAAACATAAAAGATTTTGGGCAATAAAAGGAAGCTCCAATGGTAATGGAGTTCCAATCTGGCCAGTTCGCGCATCACAAAGCAAAAGGCTCAAAAAACCAGTTTACGTGATTGGTGTAAATGACGCCAAAGAAACATTAATGCAACGACTTCGCATTGAAAATTCAGGTGCTGGCTATTGGCATTTTCCAATTGAGCGTGATCAAGAATGGTTCAACCAAATTACATCTGAAGTTATTAAAACCAAATATGTAAAAGGCAGACCAACTCGAACTTGGCAACCTAGAAAGGAAGGAATAGCTACTGAGGGTTTAGATTGCCGAGTTTACGCTTTTGCGGCACTTCGAGGCTTAGTTAGAAATTGGAAATTAGATCTAAATAAATTGGCTCACAAATTATCAGAAATTCCACTTCGAAATTCTGATACACCAGTTATGAATAATAAATCTGTGGCAAATTCAAGAAGCAGAAGAGTTCGAAGCAAAGGAATAAACTAAAAATTATGAAATCTCTAGAAGAACAACTAAGCGAAGTACAGCAAGCAATATCTGATATTTTGTTTGGAGCTCAAGAAGCAAGCTACAATGGACAACGAGTTAAAAAAGCAGATTTGGCAATTTTGGAACTCAGAGAAAAAAGACTTCTGGTGCAAATTAAGCGCAAAAGCCGAGGCGGAATCAGAGTTAGAAATATTATTCCTCAAGATTAAATAATGAGCAGAATTCCTAAAATTGAAGCAACTTGGCTTGATAGAACTATATCTTATTTTAGCCCAGAAACTGGATTAAAAAGATTAGAAGCAAGAACAAGAATTGCTCTTGCTGGTGGCTATACAGGTGCTAGTCGAGTACGACGTCAAACAAAAAGTTGGAACACGACTGATGGATCTGCTGATAATGTTACCTTGCCTGATTTATCATCTCTTCGAGAAAGATCTCGTGATTTACTAAGAAATGCTCCATTAGCTTGTGGAGCTGTAAATACAGTAGTTACGAATGTAGTTGGAACTGGCTTAAAAGTTCAATCTCATATTGATCGAGAAATTCTAAAACCATTTTTTAAGGGCGAAGATGAATTTGATAAATTTGAAAGAAGTGCCGAGCGAATTTTTAGAAATTGGGCGGAAAGTGCTGATTGCGATATTACTAGATCACAAAGTTTTTCAGAAATTCAAAATCTGATTTTAAGGTCAGTCCTTGAGAGCGGTGATATTTTTATCTTAAAAAGAAATGTCCCAAGATCAGGAAAAATTATTGATCTATCTTTGCAATTAGTAGAGGCAGATAGAGTCAGCAATCCAAACTACAAAATAGATGATGGCAAATTATCTGCTGGTGTGCAAATGGATAGTAATGGAGCACCAATTGCTTATCATATTTGCAACCAACATCCAGATGATTACCAAAGTGAGAAAGCTAAAAAATATGTAAAAATACCTGCCTTTGATAAATATGACAATAGACAGGTATTTCATATATTTAATCGAATCAGACCAGGACTTACAAGAGGAGTTCCATATTTAGCGCCAGTGATTGAAAGCCTAAAGCAATTAGATCGTTACACTGAGGCAGAAATTATGGCGGCTGTCATATCTTCTATGTTTACAGTTTTTGTAAAATCAGAAGATGAGCAAGGTTTAGCGCCGATGACTCCGCTTGATGAAAGTTATTCTAAGAAAAGTGACGGAGATTATAAATTAGCACCAGGTGCTATTCTTGATCTACAGCCCAATGAAAATATTGAAATTGCCGATCCAAAAAGACCAAATCAAGCATTTGATCCTTTTGTGCAAGCGATACTCAGGCAAGTTGGCGTAGCTTTAGAACTACCTTTTGAAATTTTAATAAAACATTTCACAGCAAGCTATTCAGCAGCTCAAGCAGCATTAGTTGAAGCATGGAAATTTTTCTCAAGTAGGAGAAGTTGGCTATCAATTCAACTTTGTCAGCCTGTTTATGAAATGGTAATTACTGAGGCAATTGCCAAAGGCTTATTAAAAGCGCCAGGATTCTTCAATAATGATCTGATTAAAAATGCTTATTTAGGAGCTCAGTGGATTGGCCCGCCTCGTGGTCAAATTGATCAGCTAAAAGAAGTTAAAGCAGCAGAACTTCGAGTGAATATGGGAATCTCAACCTTAGCTGAAGAAACCGCAATTTTAACTGGTGGAGATTGGGAACGAAAATATCCGCAAATTCTAAAAGAACATGGTTTGAAGCAAAATGCTGGAATTGTTAATCCTGATTTGAATAAACAAGAAAATATAAAAAAAGAAGATGAATGATCTTTTAAAAATAGCTAAATATTGGGCGATTGAACCTGATTATTTAAGGTCAATTTCTAAAGAAGCTCTGTCAACAAAATCAGAGAAGCATTTAGATAATACTGGGTCAGTTTCAATAAGAGATGGCACTGCAATTATTCCAATTCATGGCCCAATAACAGCAAGAAATACATTTTTTAGTTTATTTGCTGGTGGCACTTCTCTTGAAACTTTGGCAAAAGATTTTCGAGAAGCTTTGAGCAATGAGGATGTAGAATCAATCCTCTTCGATATTGATTCTCCTGGTGGAGTTGCTGTTGGCCCATTTGAAATGGCTGAGATGATTTTTAAAGGAAGATCAAAAAAGCCAATCTATTCTTACATAGGAAGAAATGGATCATCGGCTGCTTATTGGTTAGCAAGTGCCACTGAGAAGATATTTGTTAATCCATCAGCTTTGGTTGGATCAATTGGAGTTGTGACAACAATTCCAGTTCAAGAGCAACCTGACATGGATGGCTATAAAAATATCGAGATCGTTTCAAGTAATGCCAATCTAAAGCGACCTGATCCTAAAACCAAGGAAGGTTTGGCAGAGATCAGGCGAGAACTTGACGATCTTGAATCCACATTCATTGAATCAATTGCCAAATATCGATCTATTACACCAGAAATTATCAAAGCAGATTTTGGAGGTGGTGGCGTAGTGATTGGCAGGCAGGCCGTTAAACGAAATATGGCTGACGCACTTGGAACTTATGAGGAAGTTTTGGGTCTACTCAATCAACAAAATCAATCAATAACAATAAATAATCAGATTATGAGCAATAAAGAAAATCAAACTAACGCAGATATTTCCAAAAAGGAAATAACTGCCGATTACATCAAAAAAGAATTTCCTGATGTGACCAAAGCTATCATACAGGAAGTATCAGAAGATATTAAAAAATCAGCCTTCAATGAAGGTATTGAAGCTGGCAAAAAACAAGAGCGAGATCGAATACTTGCTATTGAATCCGCTGCCTTACCTGGCCATGAGGATTTGATAGAGGAAGCTAAAAAAGATGGCTCAATTACTGCTGAAAAATTAGCTCTAAAAATCATCGCAGCAGAAAAAAGCAAAGCTTCAGATTATTTAGCTAATACAAAAAAGGCAGAAGAAGAAATTCCCAAGATTGAGCCAAATATCGATAAATCTGACTCAGGAGAAAAGCAAATTCCAAAAGATGCACCTCTTGAAACCAGAACTAAATCTATGTGGGAATCTAATGCTAAAATTCGAGCTGAATTTGGTGAGGATTTTGACGCTTATTTTGCCTTTGCTAAAGCAAATGAAAGTGGTCAGGTAAGAATTTTATCAAACAATAAATAAGAAAATCATGATCACAAATGACGCAGGAATTTCTTTAGAAATTCCGAGTAATTTGCAACTCATTCAACTAAAAAATAAATAAAATTATGAGTAAATTAACAACAGATACAAATAGAGTTTACGAATTAGGAGATATTAATGAATTTCCTGTTCTTGGCGGTGAATTAATTTATCAGGGTGCGGCTGTCGGTTTAGAAGTTGCTTCTGGTTATGTTAGGGATTTGCAAGTTGGTGATAAATTTTTGGGCTTTGCTGAAGACAATATTGATGCAACTAATGCTTCAGATGGAGAAAAAAATATCAGAGTCAAAAGAAGAGGAAATGTCACTTTAGAATTAAGTGGTGCTGCATTAATTGATGTTGGCAAAAGCATTTATGCCACTGATGATAATACATTTACCCTCTCAAATACTTCATCAGTTTATATCGGTCAAATTATCAGATATCAATTAGGCGATGAAATCATCGTTGACTTTGATGCAGCAAGAGTGACCCCAGCTTAATCTAATAACAATCAATTTAAAGAAAATATCATGAGTTTAGCAGAATTATCATCAAGGGCTATTATTGGCCGTTACTATAAGAGACTTAATCAAAAATCAGGCATGGCTTGGGTTGAGGCAGTCTCAAATTACTTTACCTCTGATCAGGAATCAGAAACTTATAAATGGCTAGGTCAAGTTCCTGTCATGAGAAACTGGGTTGGTGGCAGACAGGCAAAAGGCTTTACCACTAATGGATTAACTATTGAGAATAAGCACTTTGAGGCAACTTTAGAAATTCCTTTAGTTGATTTAAGACGTGATAAAACTGGTCAAATTGAAGTTAGAATTAATGAATTAGCTGATAGAACCAATTCTCACTGGGCTCAATTACTTTCCAAGCTTATAATCAATGGTGAAAGCACTGTTTGCTATGATGGACAATATTACTTCGATACTGACCATAAGGATGGAAACAGCCCTGTTCAAAGCAATAAAATCCAAGTCG